ACCAGAAAGGGTAGTGTATTATGATGTAGCTCCTTCAGATAATAATGTAATAGATCAAAATACAGAAGTACAATTAGATGAAAAATCAATAAAATCATTAACTGATTATAATATAACATCTGAAGAATTAGATAAGCCTTTAGGATCCTTTTTTATAGAACCTATTCCAGCTATTTCAGACCAAACAGATTTAGAACAATATACCCCTTAAAATTATGGCAACTTTTTTTTCCTTAAAACAATGTATATATTCTTCAACTTTAGATAAAAATAGTATTTTTTATTGTGGGGATGAAGAAGCTGAATTAATAGGAGGTAATGTTCCTGGAGATGATTATACACCAGACAGACCAGATTTAGAACAAGAGGTTATTATTACAAATATAAATAATCTTATGAATAAATGTGTTAATCCTATAAAAACACAATATCCTGATGTAGTTATAACTTCAGTTTATAGGAGTAAAGCTTTAAATAAATACATAGGAGGAGTTGATGAGAGTCAACACATGTATGGATATGCTTCTGATTTAGTAAGTATTAAAAATTTTAAATCACATGAAATATTTAATTGGGTTATTGATCAAGGTATAGATTTTGATCAAATGATTTGGGAATTTCCTGAAAAAGGTAATGGAATAAATGGATCTTGGGTTCATATATCTTACAAAAATAATAATAATAGAAAAAAAACATCATTAGCTTCTAAATCATCTACTTTACATAAAAAATATGGAGGAGTTCAAATAGGAGAATATCAACATGATATAAAAAGAGCATATCCTGAATATATAATGGAAGAATCTGAAAATGTAGAACCTCCTGTATCTAAACACCCAAACGCAGATCAAGTAGAACCTAATAGAGGTTATTATTGGAATGGAAGAGGAAATAGTTATGGAAGAATAACAGTTAAAGATGATGATATGAATATATTATTAACCCAACAAATGCAAGCTGGATCAAAAGAAGAATTAATTAAATTAGCAAAAGCTCAACTAGATTCCTAATAAAATGACTTATAAACCAGAGGCCCCAGAAATATATCAAGGAAAACAAGTAATAATAAACTCGGATAGATTATTATTTAATGCTAAAGACGATGCTATTCTTTTATTTTCTAATAAAGCAATAGGATTTAGTACTAATGGTAGTATTCATTTTGATACTAGTGATAAAAAAGATGGAGACAATGCAAGTAAAGTAGTAATAAATTCTCCTAATATTTATTTAGGATTAAAAAGAGAATACGGAGAAGATATATTACCTACAGAACCTGCAGTATTAGGAGATTATTTAGGAGATATATGGTTATTAGATTTATTAGAGTGTTTTGAAGGATTAATTGATGATTTAGTTACAAAAGTTGCATTTATTACAACAGCTCCTGGAGCTCCAACAGGTCCTAATCCTTCAAATAAAACAATGTTATCATTAAGAAAACAACAAATAGAAGATTTAAAAGATAATATTCAAAATTTTAAAAGTAAAATAACTAAAATAGCATAAAATGTCATCAACTACAATAAGAAATTTAATAAATAGTCAAATAGACAAACAGCTTTATAAAGTTAAAGGAGATTTAAGAAATCAAGGTACAAAACAAGTTCAAAAAGTAAAAGAAAAACTTCCTAATAAAGACGAACTTAAAGATAAATTTATATCTGATGCTTGTGATATTAAATCTCAAGCAAAAGTAACAAAAATATATGAAAAACTTATTAAACTTTTAGACAATTTACAAAAAATCCCTCAAAAAGGATTAGAAAAAACCCAAAATTTAGATAAAAAATTAAAAAAAATAAGAGATAAAATAATACCTAAAATAAAAAAAATATTAGAAATAATACAAGATATTTTAGTACCAGCTTTATTAATAGTAGTAATAGCGGCCGAAATAGCATTAGCAACCTCTTCAGGTCCTTTTGCTAATGGAAAAGTTATTGATTTTATGTCAGAAAAAAAAAGATTAATTCTTGGTAAAATAAAAGAATATGCAAAATTAGCACTAACAATAGTAGCAACTTTACCAACAATATTAAAAGCAATAGAAAAATTATTTAGTATTATGGAAGTAGTCATTGCTGCAATTAAAGGTCTAATAGCAGTAATAACTAAATTAAGGGATTTCGCTATATTTTTATATAGGAATTATATTAAAAAATGTAATGTATCTAATCAATCACCAGCGGATAACGAGGGAAATATAAACACTGATTTATTAGATGAACAAATTCAAATATCAATAGATAAAGCAGCACAAGGAACATTAACGTCTATGGATACAAGTAATATACGAGATAAAATGACTATATTATATAATGATCTTCTAACAGATTTAGAAATAGAAGGAAAAACAAAAATAATAGAAAGGTTAATAAGAACAGAAGATGATCTTCAAACAAGCTATGAAGTAAAAACTGTACCATTACCTTAAAAAAATTTATATTTATTAACAAACACAAATAAACATGAAAGCAAAAACTTTTGAAAATCTAATTAGAAAAGTAGTTAGAGAAGAAATCGATTATGCGTTACGCAGAGAAATTAAATCACTTAAAGAAGATTTACGTGATGAATTAAAACCAACAATAGTAGAACATACTGAAAGAATGGTTGAAGTTCCAAAAAATGTAAAAAATTCTTTAAAAGAAAAAATTATGGGTACAAATCCTATAATTAAAAAAGAAACACCAAACTTAAATTACACAAAAGATGCATCTTTAAATGCATTATTAAATGAAACAGCAGCAGGGGATACTAATTTAGAATCTGGAAATTCACCTGTAAATATGGCACAACCATTTGCAACTGGAGCCCCATTACCAATGGATACAACAGGAATGCCTGAACCAGTAGCAAACGCAGTAACAAGAGATTATAGTGGTTTAATGAAAGCAATAGAAAAGAAAAAAGGAAGATAATAAATGCCCATAATAAATTCTACAAGAAGAATAAGTCCATTAGATATTAACAAAAATGTTAGTATTGGGGTTGCTTTTCCTTTAGATGATAATAATATGTTTAAGGGGACTCAAACCTTAAAAGAACAAGTAAAATCTAATTTATTAAATGTTTTATTAACTCAACCGGGTGAAAGAGTAAATGAACCTAATTTTGGAGTAGGATTAAAACATTATTTATTTGAACCAAATGTAGATATAGATTCTTTAAATACATTAATAAATGCACAAATAAATTTTTACATACCTGAAATATCATTAATAGACACAGATATGAATTTTTTAGAAGATGAACATTTATTATTTATAAAAATAACATATAGTATTAATTCGGATAATACTACAGACGCAATACAACTTAATTTTAACCAATAATGGCTTACAATAAAATATCAAATAAAACACAAGATAAAGACGTTAAATATTTAAGTAAAGATTATAATTCTTACAAAAACCAATTAATGGATTTTGCAGAAATATATTTTCCAAATAATTTTAATGATTTTAGTGAAGGAAATCCAGGAATGATGTTTCTTGAAATGGCATCTTATGTAGGAGATGTGTTATCTTTTTACACAGATACACAATTAAGAGAATGTTTCTTATTATTAGCACAAGAAAAAGAAAATTTATATAACTTATCTTATGCATTAGGATATAAACCTAAAGTAACATCAGCTGCATCTGTTGATTTAGAATTATTTCAATTAGTTCCTTCTATAAATAAATCAGGAGAATATTTACCTGATTATAGTTTTACTTTAAATATAGAAGCAGGATCTACTTTTAATTCAACTGAGGGTTCTCAATTTTACACAACAGACGATGTAAGATTTGGTTTTTCTTCTTCTTTTGACCCTACAATAACAAGCATATATCAGTTTGATTCATCAAATAACCCTGAATATTATTTATTAAAAAAGAAAGTAAAATCAATATCAGGAACTAAAAAAACAAAAACATTTACTATAGGTGGTGCTGAACAATTTAAAACATTAAGTTTATTTGATAAAGATATAATATCAATAGAATCAATAATAGATTCAGATGGAAATAATTGGACAGAAGTTCCTTATTTAGCTCAAGATACTATATTTGAACAATTAAAAAATAATGCAGCTAATGATCCTGATTTACATCAATTTAATCAACAAACACCTTTTCTTTTAAAAATTAAAAAAACACCAAAAAGATTTGTAACACGTTTTAAACAAGATAATACGTTAGAAATTCAATTTGGGCCTGGATCAACTGATAACTCAGATTCATCAATAATACCAGATCCTAATAATATAGGTTTAGGAATTAATGATGGAAGAAGTAAATTAGACGTAGCATATGATCCTTCAAATTTCTTATATACTAAAGCTTATGGAGAAACACCTGCAAATACAACATTAACAATCACTTACATTGTAGGAGGAGGATTAAATTCAAATGTTAATGCAAATACTATAACAGAAATAGAAACTATTTTATCTTCAAATAAAATTGGTTTAAATAGAGGAATGTTAAATTTTGTAAAAAGTTCAGTAGCAGTTAATAATGTAGAAGCAGCAAGAGGAGGAGGATCAGGAGAAACTATAGAAGAAATAAGACAAAATGCAATGGCTAATTTTGCAGCTCAACAAAGAACAGTAACTAAGGAAGATTATTTAATTAGAACTTTATCTATGCCTTCTCAATTAGGAAGAGTATCTAAAGCTTATATAACTCAAGATGATCAATTATCACCACTTACAACAGAACCTAATCGTATTCCAAATCCATTAGCTTTAAATTTATATACTTTAGGATATGATAATAATAAAAACTTAACAAATCTTAACACAGCTACAAAAACTAATTTATCAACATATCTTGAACAATTTAGAATGTTAACAGATGCAATTAATATTAAAAATGCATTTATAATTAATTTTTCTCTTGATTTTGAAATAACTTCTTTTAAAAATTATAATAATAATGAAGTAATTTTAAATTGTATTAATGAATTAAAAAACTACTTTAATATTGATAACTGGCAAGTAAATCAACCTATTATAATATCTGAAATAGAAAATTTAATAGCAGGAGTAATTGGAGTTCAAACAGTAGAAAAAGTAGAACTTATAAATAAAAATGGAGCATCATTAGGTTATTCACAATACAAATATGATTTTATGGGAGCTACTAAAAAAGGAGTAATATATCCTTCATTAGACCCAAGTATTTTCGAACTAAAATATCCAAACTCAGACATTAATGGTCGAGTAATAATTTATTAAAAATGGCATACTACTCAATATTTCCAGAAATAGACTCAACAATATACAGTCACCCAGACAGAACCTTTATGAATACAGGTAAAGATGAAATCTTAGAACTTGTAAAAGAAAGAGGAACTACTAATTCAAGACATTATCCTTCAAGAATTCTTATTAAATTTAAAAGTGATGAAATA